CAATAAAGTAATCCATGATAGGTGCAAGCGCCGTATCCTCAATGAAGGCCGCGATCTTAGCCAGATCGTTGCCCACGGCCGCTCCGGTCTGCCTGGTCTTGGTGGCACTTTCGCCACTCGGACCTGCTGCCGGAGACGCACTCTTAACCATACGCATAAACTCCTGCTTGAGGAGCTCAACGTCCTGCATCCCCACTTGCAACTGGGAAAGCTGTTTGGGGATCGGCTGCAAATTGTCCATATCGCCTACCCAGTGGATCTTGTTCGTCTCACTCGTAAACTCATTGGCTATGACGCTGTCGTCGTATGCCTTGTATTCGGGGTTTATTGAGTGGGAGACGATATCGATCAACTGGTTCGTACGAGCGTTGATTAAATCCTGAAGGCCGAGAACGGGCTCCAGGCAACCTATGCCGTAAACCTGGCCGGGAACGTCCCGGTACTTAGCCAGGCCAACAGCTGACTTGCCAGACCATAGATAGGTAGGTTCAAACCTAACCATCTCTGTCCGATTGGCCACAGCCCCAACGAAGCTCACATATGACTTGGATTCGCTGTTGGCGCTAGCGGGCTCCTCGATGGTCCCCCAGCACTCGATGATCTCGTGAGCGTCCCCCGGAGGGGCCTCTACACCGAAGGAGCACATCAGGAGGATTTCCTTATCGCTGTCCATAGCGGCCTTGCGCTCCATCGGCACCAGGTTCTCCGTGTTCTCGTAGACCGAGTATCCGAACCGGTTCCGCTGCCCAAGCTTCTTGAGCGCACTCTCGCTCACCCAGGAACGCTTGAACATCAGCGGATGCCTGGGGTCTGGGCTATATGGATCAATCAGGAAATCAAAGATACTGCCCACCTCGAAAGATGGACCAGAATAGGCGAGCTCGGGGTTGCCTGGAGGGGGCTCAGGTGCAACCAGAGAGGGTCTGGGGGGAGCTGGCTCACCCAACCCCTGAGCTCGTTTTGCGGCTGCTTCCCAGCGTTGCATCTCCTGCTGGTACTGTTGCCAAGCTTGAGCGTGAACGATCTGCCACTCTTCCATCCCTCGCTCGTAAGCGGGGTAGTTGACAGCGAAATCCTTCTGCCAGCCAACCGTATAGGGCGCATTGCCCACGATAGTCAGCTGTTTAACCAAAAGCCCCATGTCTCTTCGGAAATTGATTTGGTCGACCTGCTGCATGAGCAGGGCCTTGACCTGGTCGGCGCCCTCGTCATCGAACTGCAATGAGCCCGGATGAGCAGCCTCGACCTCTAACCAGTTGCTACCGCTCATGATCCTGGACATCAGCACAGCGTGATTGGACTCAACGGCGTCAAAACTCATGCCTACATACCGGGCACTGCGCTTCTCGCTCTTGGCTCGGTTGTACCACTCCTCTGAGAAATTCCCATGAAAAGCATCGAGACACTCAAGCCAGGTATCCTCTTTGCCTTCTCTATTGCGCTTGAGCTCCTCGAACCGGCTAACTATCTGATTCGTCAGCAGTTCGCTCTTCGCTCGGGGTATGATCATTTCCCTCACCTTTCAGTGTGCTTAGGATCTCATATACCCTATCAACCATGGGTTTGTCAAGCTTTTCCGCCTTACGGAACACCTGGTAAGCGTCCACCTCGCGCTCAGGACGATGACGCAGGGCGCGGCGGTCTGCATGCCATAGGAGATACGCATCGGCCTCAATACAGTTCCGGAACACCCTGATTAGGGTATCCCGGTGATAGAACAAGTACGTCTCGCTCTCGGGGTTATAGAGCCTGCGAACATCGTAAAGCCTTGCCTCGCAAAACTTTGCCTCACTGACGGGGTTGCGCCCCTTGTTGAGAGTACGCACGACGTAATTAGCGTAAGTCTTCTTCCGGCACACCCACTCACGCTTACCCTGGTAAGCGCGTACCACCGAGCAATTGAGATTCTGAATCTCACGCCTAATGAGCTTACCGCCGCGACTAATCGGAACCGTGAAGCCCCTGCGGGCCGGATACCTCTTCCACAGGCCCACGGTATGAAACTCGCCGTTATCATCTAACGCGAAGTCACTAGCGAGGTTACAGCCAATTACCATCCGCCATACCCCCGGCGCGTCGGTGCTGTGCTCACGAGCATATTATCAAAGAAGTCCAACTCCTGCCCCGTCTTACGCAGCTTATTGAACTTCGCACGCTTGGCATTCATACCACGGAAGGCGTCATAAGCGTGATCCTCGGCATGAGTGTCCACATCCTCAATATTGCGCTGATCGATCGGAAGCGTTCCGAAGGTCCGAATGGTATGGTAGCAATCATCGAAGAATCTCGTGTTACTCTCGCCGTTGACCACCTTGAGCATCTCGTGAACCATCAACTTGTGCTGCCGACGGCTGTTTTTGCCCTTCGGCCACGGACGCCAACGAGCTTTTGGCCCGCCAAGCAGCTGGAACTCGCTCACACCACGCCCGTGGTCAGCCCAGCACTGCGGATCCAGCCATGCCTGGGACACAGCCCAGCCCATATCCTTCTCGATGGCCTGGATTCGCTCCCAAACCTGCTCGGGAGCCATCCGGTTGCCCAATCCAGGCTTGGATCCACTGCCGTAGAGCTCCTTGATGATGAAAGTCACCCCATTGTTGTCCGTAATCTGCCATAAACAGGCAAATGGCTTCTCAAAACCCCAATCAAGACCACGAACAACGCTCATTCCATGCGTATCGAACGGCTTGACCACGTGATGCTCACGAGAAAACTCAGGAAACGCAGCGCCCGCCACAACATCCCAGTCACCTTCAAACAAAGCTCGACGAAGCGTGGGATCCGCGATGCCGTTCAGCTTATCAATGTACGTGGGATCGTTCTTCATCAAAATCAAGTTGTCCGTCACACGGGCAGGGATAAAGACCCGCTTGATCATCGGGACTACGCCCTCACGAGCCGGACCCTCTACCTCAAAAGGCTCCATCGGTGCTACCTGGCCTATACGAAAACGAGACTTTACCCACTCATGACCCACTCCACCAGGATTCGCCGTCAAACGGAAATACGTAGGACTGCCCTTCGGGCTCCTGGTTCTGGTGACAAGATACTCCAGAACTCCATCCGTAGGCCACTGGGTAGCCTCATCAATACCGACATACGAATATTGCTGTCCCTGATGATCGATAACCTTGATCTCATCATCAATAGCGGCAAGTTTAAGAGTAGACTCACCATTATCAGTCTGGAAATGCCAAGTGTGGGTACTCCGCTTATAGCTTGCTTGACCATAATGCGGCGAGAAGATTTCCAAGCACCGCTTCTCAATCTCAGCCAACTGGGGAAACGTACGTCGTGCGATGAGCCCATGCCACGCACTACCCCAACGCTCAATACCACTGCCAAAATCACCGATAAGCGCATCAGATTTCCCGCCACCTGCCGCACCACCATACAAAACCTCCTCGTACGGACAACGGACAAACGCTGTTTGAGGACCAGGCTGGGGCATCCATACCACATGCTCACTCATCGGAAACTCTTCAAATAACCCAACAAACCAGATCCGGCCGCTGCCGGAGATCCCTGACTCTCTACCCGCGTACTGCGTAAACGGTAAAGATCCGAATTGGAACCAAGAGCCTTACTCACTCCAAAACTCCGTACACTCGGAAAACTACGAAGACCACGCATACTGATACCACCACTCTGCCTCAAACCACGCACGTTACTGATTCCCGATATCATTTACAAACCCCCAAACTTTTGGGTGAAAATCGAGAGAGGGGACATGAAAAAGAACAACCCGACGGCAAACAAAGGGTCTACCCCTGATGTCACTCAGCTGTCAGCCTTAGCCCTCTCCACCTCTGCGATGGCTTCGCTGTGCCAATCAAGACCACCCGCTTTAGCTGGCACGATGATCACACCTGCATTCACAACGCTCGACTGCTTGGCATCCAATCCGGACGCACTCCTCTCTGCCTTGGTCAGTGTCTCATGTGCCTTCACCAATGTAGCTAACAGGCTCACCTTCTCCTTCAGCTTGAGCTTGCTGCCCTGTACTCTGGCTATGACTGTATCCAACTGACCCCTAAGTTCTTGAGATGTAAGGAGTTGAGTGTCTGTAAGGGAGTGGGAAAGTGTACCCTCTCCATCCTCCACGTTCCTCCCTGGTAAATTATCATCCAGTTCTCCATCTTTATATTTATCCATAAGGGATCTACTCCTCTAAGAGTAAGAGAAAGAGTAAGAGGTATTGTAGTAGTATATATATAATACTATATAGGGAGTAGTTATACATTGGTATAGTGGTCGGCACTGAGCAACCACACCTGAAGCACGAGTAGTATGTGCTTTTACCCTTCATCCGCAGTACACCTCGCAATGGCCTCCGGCCAGTTCGGTCTGTAGGGGCATCAACCATCCCACCATGAGGTATCTATCGACAATTGTCAATCTAATCAACTGAAAGGTTCTATCATGCTCACCATCGAAACACTCTTCTTTGCATCAATGTCTCTCAACGTCCTCGTCATCACCCTCGCTTGCTACGCCGTGCACAACTGGGGTAGGACCAGTGGTGAGCTCGCAGAGACCGAAGACCTCCACTGGGACACGTCGCAGCAATTGGTCCTCGCCACCCAGCGTCTCAATAAGCTCCAAACGCCAGAGCCAGCCTGTTTCTATTGCGGCAATGGTTGCGGAGAAGATGAAGACCTCCCCGAGAACCACCCAGGACACGTCCCCACCGACCTCGAAGACTTCGAATACTAACCTTGGTTAGAAGTTGACTCCGTCAAGCACTACCTCCTGACTGGCACTGCCGGTTAGGAGGTTTTTTCATGACCTTGCACAACGCAGGGTCATGTTTCAACCGAAAGGTTCAATAATGTCTATCTCAACAAAGCCTAGCGCCAAAGAGATGCGCAACGCCCAGGAAGCTCTCGACGCCTTGGTTTCGGCAAACAAGGAAGCGCACGTGTCCAAGAAGGACGCTTGGCAGTATCTGCGGGCACACATTCTCTCCTTCCTCACCGCTTATGATGCCGAAACCAAGGAGTGCGGGCGTTTGGGCTATCACGCTTCCGTCTTCGTCATCAAAGCCTGGCGCTTGGCCGCTATCACACATAAGGCAAGCAACAGCAGGCCGTTCAGCGCCGAGGCGTTGTGGAACATGGCAGTCATCCTCGATGGGGACCTTGGGCGCCAGGAAGACTCGGACGCTCCCCCAGCAACGGTGAGCAGGTCCAAACCGAAGGCGAAAAAGGGTAAGGCCGAAAGCAAGGCCAAGGCCAAGGCGACTGCCAAAGCCAAAAGCGAGGCCAAGGCCAAAGAGACCAAGAGCACCATCGCCCGCATCGACGCCATGCGTAAAGGTGGTAAATAATGAATACGCCAATCACCATCACCCGCACCGACCGCTTACAAGACGCACTGGAAGCGTTCTACGATGACCCATCGAAGGACGCCAGAATCGATGTCGCCTTTGCCATTTACGGCATGTACGACGGCTTCCCGAATAAGCAGATGGAAACTGCTGTTGGTTCGGTCCTGGCTACCATCGGAGCAAAGCTCGCCATCGAGGACTACCAGTTCGACGTGGAGAGGGTCGTGGACTTGCTCTACGACTACCTGGGTCTCACGGACCGCAAAGAGCGGGCCACCGAGCTTCCTTACTAGGGAGTAGCTGGCTTCCCACCTCCGGTACCCCCGGAGGTGGGTTTTTTTTGGTTCGAATACTCCGGAACCCTTGCCGTCGGGTTTTCGAGACAAGATCACGGCAACACGCGATGTGCGTAAGCTTGAGCTCCACCTACACGTGCGCGTGGGGTAGAGCATGCTCAGCCCTACGAGCGTGGGCGCGGGTGCGTGTAGCCAAGCTCGTTCTCTACCCCGCGTGTGCACGATTGGGGCAAGCTCGGGGTAAGCACGCTTGCGTGCGCGACGCGCATAGGTAACTCTTCTCTTCTCTCTTTTTCAGAGAGTGAGGCATCTGAACTCTCTGAAAAAGAGAGAAGAGAAGAGAAGAAAACACGTGAAAGGAGGCCAGCGATGGGAAGGTTTAGCAAGATCACGAAAGGAATGTTCTTGGCATACGAGGGGTGCCGGGAATCCGGTGCCACCAACATGTTCGACCTGCGCACTGTCACCGCCCTTACGGGGTTGGAGCGCAAGGACATCATCACCATCACGCGAAACTACAAAGAACTCATGCGTATCCACGGGGTGGCACAATGAGCGACCAAACCATGGACCCAAAGACCCTGCTTGAGATCGTGAACAATGCGGGGGACACCGTCAATGCCAGCCCTATCGCTCGTGATAGCTGCGGGGCTGGCGTGATTGTCGACAAACTGCACGCTGTGCTCAAGGCGCTGAACGTGTACGTCACCATCCCTGTGCTTCACACACAGGAAGGGAAATCCTTCATCTACCTCATGACCGAGCTCACAGATGGTGCGGACATCTACGTGACGGTCGAGCGTATTCGACGGTTAACACTCATCCGGAACTCAGTGGTGATTTCCGTGCATGACGTGAAGAACCTCAAGGAGCCCGAGCTCTTTGGGTAGCGAACGCAGGACACTGCTCAAGTATGCTAGATGGATAGGCGTCTGGCATCCTGAGCGATTTACCACACGCCAACTCCGCGAGGTGTGTAACAGGAAGGTTAGCGATGTCAAGATTACCCAATCCGACGTATTTAACCCGCGACAAGGCGGCCAAGTGGCTGGCGAGCTCGTTCAGGGGAAACATCACGCTCACCGAAACCGATGAGGTGTCTCATGACTTTAGGCGACACCTGAAGGCATGGGGTGATGACTTGACCGTGAAACAGTTGCGCAAGCTCATGAGGCATATCGGCATTCACGCATCAAGGTATAACGTCATGCGTAAGGCAGACATGCAGAGTGCGTTCAGGACTCACGTCAGTGAATTAACGCACCGGGTGAACTACTCTGTGATCCGGCACATCTACGTCTCTGTATTCAGGGGTGCCAGCGAGCTCAATGGCTACAACATCACCGCCGCCGCGTACTACCTGGCCGAGGGCCTGGGGTGGAAGCCAGACAGTGAGCACGAGGAGGAAGAGAAGCACGAGGAGTACGTACCCAAGGACGACCCACCAACAAAACGACCCGAACCAAAGGAGTCTTACGTGGAGGCAAAGACTGAAGCGAGCGCTACAGGCGGTCTGCTCGAAGCTGCGCTTGGTGACATCATCAAGGGCTCTATCGGCGACCGTGTAGACGAGGAGCTCACCAAGCGTGGCGTCACGGAGGAGAGCGTGAAGGCCGCTATCGACAAACACATGCGAATCGTCAAGGCTCCCGTGTTCGTCGAGATCAAGGGTAAACCGCCCGAGTTGGTTCACCCGATGTACGAACGGATGCTGATTCACCTCTCGTGTGGACTCGTCCCCTACCTCTACGGTCCAGCGGGTAGTGGCAAAACGCATGCCGCTATGCAGTTGGCGGAAACGATGGACCTGCCTTGCACGGTTATCCCGTGCTCCAAGCGCATGACACTGACCAACTTGATCGGCTACAGGAATGCGGACGGGAACTACATTCCCACTGCATTCCACGGAGGGTTCAACGGTGGTCACGTGTTGGTGATTGACGAATCCGACAAGGCATCGGGCGATGTCAACGTAGCTTTCAATAGCCTCATCGCCAACGGCGTGATGCTGTTCCCTGATGGCAAGGGTACGGTGAAGAAGCACCCGGACACGATCATCATCCTGACCGGTAACACCCGCATGAGCGGAGCCAGTGCTTCTTATAACGCAGCGATGCGCCAAGACGAGAGCTTGAAGAATCGCCTGACGTTCATTAACTGGGACTACGACACCAAGCTGGAGACTGCGCTCACAAGGGCGGAGTGCAAAGCTTACGGGGGAGACTGGGATGACGTTCGCCCGTGGTTGGACTACGTCCGCAAGGTGCGCAAGCAGATCGAGAAGATGGGGCTCAGCTACGTAGCAGGCCCGAGGCAGAGCATGGCAGGTGCTCGCCTGATCAGCAAGGGCCTTTCGATCGAAGACACCCAGCACGACGTGCTCTACGGTTGGATGAGGAACGAAGACACTACTCGCATTAAGGAGGCTATGTAATGGGTGCTCATGTATTCAAGCCCGAGAAGCCCAGCAAGTCCATGGGTATATTCAACATGAGGGGGGGCACCGCACACCTCACGGAGCGGTGCTCCGTACAAAGGTGCCTGTACATCACCCGCTTCAACGACCTGGAGCACTTCTGGCGTACCGGAAACGACATGGAGCCAACAACACACGAACACACCTCCTCGCGTAGGTCCGGCCGTGGCGGCCGTGGCGATGACTGGGGTGGTACGGACTCATGGGAGGAGGCGTATGGCTACGGCATCAACGGGTGGGACGAAGGTGTCACCAAGATGCGCAAGGTGCTCAAGTGCGTGAAGACCGACCGACACCTCTTCCCCTCAGACGAAGAGTGCGAAGAATACGACGTGTATGGCGATGAGGTCGACATGGGCCGCTACATGGGTGGCGAGCCCGAGTGCATGGTTACGCAGAGGGTAGTCGAGACTCAGGATGGATCGCACATCAAGATAAGCGTGAACTGCGTGGCCTCGTGGACAGTGGCAACCAAGTCAATCATCGCACGAGGGACAGCGGTCTGTGCTCTCGTAAGCAAGCTGGAGGAAGAGGGCTACACCACTGAGCTCATAGCATACGAGTTCTGCAACGGTGCTTATGGGAACGGACATCAGTCGCTGATCGAGGTACCCGTGAAGCGCCCAGAGGACTACCTCAACGAGGAGCGTGTAGCGATGGCCCTGGGCAGTAGCGCCATGCTCAGGCGAGGCTTCTTCGCCATCAACGAGCGTATGCCGGAGGGTCTGTTTGACATGTGCTATGGTGGGGGATACGGGAGCGTGTCAAACCCATCAAAGGATCAACTGGCTCTCATGGGCTACACGTATAACATGAACGCAATCAACAATCGCGGAAGGGACGGAGAACCTGCATGGAAAGACGCCAAGCCCGCTGAAATTGCTGAGTGGGTAGGCAAGAAATGGACTGAAATCGTAGAGGAGGCGTGATATGATAAGGATCCTGGTCGCACAGTTTTGTTGTATATGCCTGATAATCGAAAGGATGCGAGATGACAACGGACGAGAAGGGTTCATTCGTAAAGAAAGCACACGGCGTTAGCGACAACCTCACGAGAATACTGACGTTGGTTGGTGATATGTCCCCGGAAACTATCGAGCGTAAAACCATCACAGAAATCGCTGAAATTGTCGAGGACATCACCCGAGCACGTACCTCACTCCAACGCTTCCGGCTCATGGAGAAGCTGGAAGAGCACGCAGAGCGCGTGTGGATGGTCAGGCTGGCTGTACTCATGTACGCATCTAAAATACTGGATCTAAAATCCGTAACGGAGCTCGACGGCACTGCGGACGCTATCCGTAAAATGCAGGAGGAATTGAATGAAAATCCCATCAAGGATTCACAAGCGCATGACAGCGAAGATAATTGCGATAGTTGAATGCAAGCTGTTCATGCTCATGGCCCACCTGGACGTGGACCCCGGTGCCTCTGCCAGCGACTCGCACGTTATGCT